GCCTGCAGGTTCAAGCTCCGGATGAATATCTCCTTGCGCTTGTTCATCTTCTATCTCAGCATCCATCTGATCAATTTCTTCATCCGTCATATTAAGGACGTTCTTTTTCGCCCAACGTTGTGAGAAATACCTACCCATATATGGATCAACATTATTGAGAACATTAATACGTTCTGTTCGTATCTCCATCTCTTTCAATTCTGTAAAGTGATTGTCTTCCATGAAATCATAACGAATGTCTTCTTTAATTTCATTATACTCTTCAAGAGTCATAATCTGTTTAAGAACCAACTGCCTCTCCATTACTTTTTCAAATAATTGAGAGAAACGATTACGAATTCTTCCAACAAACTTATGAAATTTTAATTCATCTCTACTAATCTCAGCACTTCTACCAAGAGAGAATCCGGTTTCTGGCTCTAATCTTGATACTGGAACATTCAATGACCTGTATAATTTCTTTTGAAAATATACAACATCTTCCATCTCGCCTAAATTCGTGCCGCCGGGAAGTTCCGTTATCTCAGTACCTCTACCACCTTCACGACGAGGTAACCAATAATCTTCTAGCATAGTCATAAACTTACGGTCATCTCTTATCTCACCAGTAGATGCATCGTAGACTAATCTATTCTTATGCTTTTGCATCATATCACGTAGATACTGCTCAGCTTTCATCTTTGGAAGGTTGCCAACATCAATATAGAATATGCGGCGTGAAGGTGCTCTTGCTATCCTATAGATGACAGAAGCATCTTCTAAGATACGTAACTGATTTAATGGCTTGATTGCTTTATGTAGATGAGAAAGAACTATTTTATTATCTTCACTCATCAATCCAGATGTACAAAGAATAATAGCATCGCGTGCTATCTTGACTCCTTGCTCACCAGCTGCTGATGTAGGAGTTGCTCCTGGGTATCCAGTAAACCCCTTTTCATTATACATGTAGTATTCTTCTTTGGTTTGCCTAATTGTTACAGCACCACCACCCTCACCAACTCTTTTCTTTTTTTCAGTTCGAACTTTTTTGATCTTTCTTGGATCAATATAACGTAATTCTACAACACCATCACTAGGTTTCTTAGGATCAATAACTACATGATAGTATATTCTACCATCAATATACCAATGCCTGAAAATCTCATACCCTTTGTTACCAAAGTCTAAAAGTTTTTTTGTTTCTAAAAATTCATTTCTGAGAACATCTTTAACAGCTGGAGAAGTATCGACACTATCTAAATTTATGGTTGCAATCTGATGCTCTTCTCCATAGATAATCGTTTCATTGACAATGTCGTCAATGGCAAGCTCACACTCCGGCTGTAAAGACATCCGTCTATATCGTGTGATTAGCTCTGCTTCTGTCCGGGTCGAACCTTCTAGATCGACGTAGGTTCCATAGACGCCACCTTCGGCAACCACCATGGAACCTTCATCATCGATTATAGGTGCAAATGATCCTAAATCTTCTTCTTTTTTTACACCTGCTCTTTTAAATTCAAACCCAAATAACTGTGCCATATTATATCGCCTTATCTAATTATGTATTAAGTGCCACCGGCATTACCAGTAGCGCCACCAACCTCCCAATAATCATATTGGAACGTAACAGTAAACTCTTCAAGCATATCCGTTGTATTCCAATCTAGATCTATAGGAGATATTTCCGTCGGAAATAATCCATTAAAGGTATAAGTCCGTAACGGAAGACCCGTTTTGCCAAAATGAGTTATATTGGCATTTGTCTTATATAGTGATGGACTTGCAGTACCAAAACTTCTCAAATTACCAAGATGTGAATTAATGTTATTACTCCACTCTTCTACTGCATTACGAATTAACATATCCTCATCTTGAATAATAGTAACAGTCCACTCAGCAAACGTACGATCTCCAGCAATCTTAACCTTACGACCAAAATACGGTACTTCAATTGTTCCAAGTGTCGAAGCAGGCATTTGCGCCGCCCTACACATAAAAGGCATTTTCAAATCGCCAGCTGTATTGACAGGATTCGTCAGTACCACTTGAAATAGGGCAGGACGGGCACCTCCAAGAGCTAGTTGCGCTTTGATTTCGTTAATATTAAAAGCCATTTTTTTTAAGCTCCTCTAACTTTTCTACAACTATTTATCTTAGAATTGTCCAACAACTTCAGAGAATTCTACTCCAGTGCGTACTGCAATGAAGTTTAACTGAATGAAGTTAATTGACCTTGCAGGCTTGATATAGATATCTCCAACAAACCTATTGCCATCAATTACCTCACCAGTATTGTTTGTTTCGTCACAAACAACTCTGAAGTCGAAAATTCCTCGACGACCTTGAATATCTCTCAAGAATGGTTCGACCATGTTCCGGAACTGGGCCCGAGTAAACTCATCATTGAATTCAAATAGCATAAACTTAGCAGCCGTTGCAATTGCTTTCTCAAGAACAATGAACAACCTACGAACATTAATTCTATCAAATGCACTTGGCTTACTAAGCAATGTCTTATCACCAAACAACAATGTACCTTGACCAGGTTGAGTAATTACAGGATTGACCTTATTCTTATAAAGATGATCACGATCGGCCTTGTCAGGATTATAAGGTAGCTTAATAACATTCTTAATGATACCTCTATTATAACCTGCAGGACTCCACCATGGGTCCCTAAGATCATCCGTTCTTACACACAGTCCAGCTATGTCTCCATTCAATGGGACATACCTGTATACGTCACTATACTTATCGTATTGATACTTCCATCCACTATCCATAACTGCATATGATGTCGGTGTCAATGATCCAGCAAAAGTTGCTACATCATTAAACTCTCCACCAGTATTATTGAACACGTCAGCTTTTTCTGGTGAAACGAACACAACACAGTCTTTTCGAACATCAGCAATATTATCAATTAGATAATTTGGCCATTGCTCACCATTAGTTCCACCTCTGGGTAACCCAGCAAGCACTAATGATATATCAATATCCTCTGGACTCTTGAACAAGTCAACAGCTGTTTGAAGCTGACCAATTGCAATGCTAGTCTCGTTTGGATTAGTACCATCTGATCCAACCAACAACCCCTTCGTATAAGGATTCTCAGCATTAACGTAGTTATTAAGATTGGTTCCTGTATTCGCATATGTTTGCGCAGCAGTATTAACATTCGAAGTTGCTCGAATATCAGTACCACCAACCCAAAGCCACTTAGATTGATTATCAATCACATCTTTGTAATAAATCGACTCGCCACTCTCGTTCTTGGCATCAGATGCTCTCGACATACCTTCCCAAACCTCAAGGACATTATCCTTGACACCAGTGATGTCACCATCTTGGTCCCAAACAACAATATGCAATTCATCATTAGCAGTGTTGTTTGCTATGTTATTTGAGTATTCTGTCTGGCCAGGTGCCTTATCAACAAGATCCCGACCTTCCCAATAACGAGTAATACCACCTGAGTTAATTCCATCACCTACTGTGCTGTTTGCAGCATAAGCAGCTGATAGACGATACTTGGTATCAAGAGTGATAACAACATTACCTGTCCATTCTGTAGTAGTATTACCACTATGGTAAGTAGCATCCATTGCAGTATCACCAATCGCACTTACTGGTATAACTTGATACCCAATTGAACTGTTACCTAGACGAACAAGATCACCTACAGTGAAATGCGTCTGTGCATTGTTCACCACAGAATTGCACTGCAAACGCCCGGCGTCAGTGGCGTTGGCGGACGCATCGCCAGACTCACGTGCATAAGCAGTCAAAATAAGCGAAGTGTTACCTACCGCACAGTTAGCAATGAACGTACCGTTCGCATCATCAAAGGCATGCGTACTGTTACTGGAACCAGTAAACGTACTTTCAAATGCTAGTGCACTATCAACAACACTAACCTTCAAACTATTACCCAGAGCACCTGGAAACTTTGCTATGAAAGCAGCATCCCCAGCAGTAGACGATAAAGTCAGACTGTCGTGATGCTCTTCGTTTTTAATTAAATCTGAATGCGAAGCAGTGCCGCCGGCCGGAGTAGTTGCTTCGGTCTGTAGAGCGGTAGCATTTAATGCATCAGCTGGAATTGCGCGTACAGTATATAACTTATTACCATAAGCTAAAAAGTTTGCAGCAGTAAAAAACGTATTAAAATTGGTAGAATCAGGCTCGCCAAAAGTAGCAACTAACTCCTCTTCAGAAGAAATTAGTGCACGCTCTTCGGCAGGACCCCATCTAAACCAACCGGCTAAAGCGCCTTCTGTAGTAGAAACTGCAGGTATAATGCCTGTCAGATCAACCTCAGAGACATTTACACCTGGACTAACTTGAAATCCCATCTCTTCTCTCCTTTGATCTTAGATGATCGTAAAATTTAGGGCTTGTATTTATTTATAATTTTGATGGGTTCGTAAAATAATTTAATACAATCTAGTATTTTCTTCATCCCATTCAGAATATGTAATTAATGTATCACCATGCATGAACTCATCTTTCTCTTTTGTCTCAGTTTGTCCATCATCAACAAACCCAAATGGCAACACATCTTCTTCTAATGCTTGTTGATTAGCATCATGTAATGATTTACGTATATCAATATCAGTTACCTCTTTAAAGTATTCCTGATTACTTAACCACGCAAACAACACTAGACACATTGTTAAATCATCGTGATATCCTTCCTCAGCTTGGTAGCTATTTCCTTTTACTGAAAATGCAGTAAGCTCTTGTACTATATCAAAATCATTAACAATTAACTTATCATGTTCTATAATTGTCTTTAACGTTGCACATCCAACTCTTTTTAATTGCTTTGTAGTTCTTACACCCAGCTGTTGTTGTTTCCCACCAAAACCAGCATTAACTATTTGCCCAGATCTGCCTCTCCATTGTGCAGTCATAATATTTTCATATTCAAGATCGTGATGTAATATATCTGCTACTTGCTGTCCTATATCATTAATTTCTACAAGACAAATAGCATTGTTGTATTTTCGTGCTGCTTGTATAATAATATTAGGATACAACATAGGACTTATAATATTACTTCTAAATGTCGCAACAATTTCATATGGAACTACACTACAATCAATAATAACAAATGCAGAATAATCGTTACCTATTCCTCTTGAAGTATCTACACTGATCGAATATACATGATTCGGTTGTGGTTCTTTAAATATTTTTATATTTTCATTTTTATATAATGGCTCGTGAAATACAAGAGCAGCTAACTTAGTTGGACTAATTAATGTGTTAGACGATCCCAAGAACTCACATTCAAACTCAACACGAAATTGATCCTCACTGGTATTTTTAATAGTCTGCTCTTTCCATTCTTCATCTCTTCCAGGAACTTCAGACCAATGTACCTCAATTGCCTCATACTCATTGCGTGCTTCTTTTGCATCTACCCATATTTTATAAAATAGATTCATACCTTTTGGAGTAGATGTAATCATAACTCTGGTAGTAGCACCAGATGAAATAGTAGGATATGTTGATGCAAAGAACTCTTGTTGCTGATGTGCTGGCACAAATGCAAACTCATCAAGATATATTAAGTTAAATGATCCACCACGAACAGATCCACTAGACGTTGCACCTGCTAATATCTTAGATCCATTTTCAAGTTCAAGGTTACCTTTATTCCATTCAACAATGCCTTGCTGCATCCAGTGTGGTAGATATTCAAATGCAAGTTGTATTCTATGAAGTATCTCTCTAGCAGTTGCAGCTTTATTAGCAAGTACTGCAACATTGAAACTTTCGTTAAATAATGCAAAGTGTAATATCAAAGCAGTCATAACAGTAGTTTTACCTGACTGCCTAGGCATCTTACAAATAGTAAATCGATTTTTTTGAACAGAACTTATTATCTTGTCTTGGAATGGGTATGTTTTAAAATTCATTAAACCTTCATCAACATTAACTATCTTCATATATTTGTTACAAAAATAATTAATATCGTTAGCACACCTTGCAAGCTCTGTTATTTGCTCCTTTGTATAATCCAGAATAACATTAGCTTTTTTTAATCTAGGATTACCTAGATAGATATCGTTTTTATGTAAAGTTGCCAATACCAATTTCCATTAATTTTTTTCTATTTTCCAAATGACCTTCTGCAATTTCTTCTTTACTCTGGCCATGATATTTAACACCGTAATGTTCTTTAATCAACACTTCGACAACACCACACCATCTGTCCTTATAATATACTTCAAAGTCACCTAATACTCTACCAAACTTACCCTTTTCATCTTTGAATGTTTTAACGACTCGACTATTAGCCAACAGTTGTTGTAGCTTTTCTTTAGCCAATATACCAAATTTCTTTTCTTCATCATCCCTGGTTCTAGATTCTGGAGTATCAATACCCATTAGTCTGATTCTTTGTTTACGCAACCATGTACCAAACCCCAGATCAATATCAATATCAACAGTATCCCCATCAACTACCCTTACTAATTTATAATTATATTCATACATTATTCTATACCTATCTGGGAGTATGGCTTTCCTAAAAATAACTCAACACTATCTGCTTTTATGAATAAAGCAGAAGCACCATCAGGTAATTCACTTATGCAGTACAACTCAACAAGAACCTGACCATTTAAATGATTCTGAAATAACCATGAAGAAACAAAAGCATAAGAGTTGTGTGATTTAGATCTAAAAACTCTTACATTAACTATATCAGAATTTTGCAT